AGCCGCAGTGTCGCCAGTCTTGGAGCGGATAGCGTCTGCGATATCGGTCAGGGTGCTTCCATCGATACTGTACTTACTCATCAGAACGCCTCGCTTTCTGCGGTCGGAAGCTCCGCTAAAACAAGCTGTGCTATCTCCGATTTATCCGCTGATGTCAGGACATAGGAGTCGCCAGTATCGCCTTTGGGGCCTCTCTCTCCGTTGGCAATGTCAGCAGTGGTCGTGCCGCTCTTGTCCGTGATGGTGATGGTTGCTCCTGTGGCGGTCTGGGTGACGGTGACAGAAGGGGAAAAGCCATCTTCACCCGGAACACCCTGACTGCCGGTTTCGCCTCTCTCGCCCTGAGGACCAGGGATGCCCTGAATTCCCTGAATTCCCTGAGGACCCGTAGGACCCGTAGCTCCAGTAGGGATGCCGAAAGTGAATGTCCCATCTGCATACTCAGCAGTAGCTTCACTGCCTTCGGGAAGCGTGGTTGCCTCTGCCGTTGCTGTGGTGAACACTTCGGCTGCGGCTTCTGCTCTGGCTACTCCTGCACTAAGAGCGGCAAGTGCCTGAGTAATAGCAGACTGCTCTTCAGGTGTAGGCGTCTCCTCAGTAGTCTTAGGCCTCTGTCTGACAGGAATGGTGATGGAATACACCGTCTCGCCGTCAGTCTCAGTCTCATGCAGATAAATCCATGCCTGAACAGGAAGACCCGTAGTCAGATAGACATCAGGGATGTCCACCTGATTGTTGGTGCCGATATGAACAGTGGCATCCTCAGTGGAACCCTTGTTGCAAAAATGGACCTCAAAGCTGTCAGGAAGAACATCTTCCAGTCCCACGATCTTGAGGACCTGACCGTAGTCGTACTGAGTCAGGAACCTCGTCTGAACCGACCTCAATTCATCGAATGTAGCGGTAACGATATTACTCATGGTCGTTAGTCTCCTTGTTGTAGTTATCAGTGCTGACCTTCAGCAGGACGCCGAGGAAGGTGTCGATTGCCATAATTGTCATAGGGATCTGTTCGCCGTAAGGAAGTCCCCAAATCTGTGCCAAAGCACCGTACAGTGTGGCAAGAGCAGGTAAGACAATCAGGGCAATGTACTTCAGGATGTCATAGACCTTGTTATCGAGCTTCATAGTAGGATCACCGCCTTTCTCAAAGAAAATCGTGTTTCTCCAGTCGTTCCGTATAGATCTTTTTGATGTAAGTGACCGTGGCGTGAGTCTGGTTATTCAAAAAATCGGGGTTTTTTGTTACATAGTCCTCATAGTCATCGATGTCCCTGAGGCATTGGTCGAAACTGTCCTTGCTGTGGCGTTTGCCCTCAAGGGTTTCATCTGCAAATCTCAGGATACGAACCCTTGCGTTGACTGCGTTACGTTCGTCAGCTTTCTCCTCGATGGCTTCGATCTTTTCGGTCAGCCGACCCTCCATTTTGGTCACATACTCCTTCAAGTCCTTGATGGCATTGTTCTTGTCGTCATGCCGTGAGATGAGGAACTGAAGGAAGCTCAGGAAGCCTCCGCCTAATACAAATGTTATGATTGCTTCTACGATGTTCATTGGCGTAGTCCTCCTTGCCTCGTCATGTATCGATGGTCGCCTTGTTGTTGCTTGTATTCATGACGGTGAGCTGTGCAGCGGCTGTTGTCGTAATCGTCAGCGTGTTGGCACTGGTGGAGTATGATAACACACTTGTGCTTGACGAACGAAGGCTGTAATACCCCACCGAGCCGCCAGATGTGGACGATACCACAAGCACATCCTTGGCATTGTTAGAGGAAGCGCCGTTCAGGAAGAAGATGCCTCTGTAGCCGTTGGGAATGGTGATGTCCTTGGACACGTTCGCACCGATATTGGCAGACTCCATCACTACTCCGCCGGTCTGCTCCTGAACATAGTTGATGCTTGCGAACCTGGCCCACCCTGACCATGAGCTGCTACCCGTCTGTGCGTTGTAATACACCTCTCCGTTGCCGCCGTAAATCAGCGCAGCTTTTCTCTCGCCGATGCGATACATCATCTCAAGTTTGAAGTTTGTCCCTGAAAGACCGCTCGGAAGGTTGGTGTATGTACTGTTCTGCGATCCGCTGTACTCACCAATGGCAAGGGTAAGGATGTCGGCACCATCAGCGATGGTTGTTGCCGGGGCAGATACCCTGACAGCGTGGGCAACGATTTCGTTCAGACTCTCAGAAATCGGATTTGTGCCGCTTGCCATAGCAGTTGCAATAGCACTGGTAAAGGTGCTGATAAACGTCTGAATATTCACCAGTCCCACATCGCCAGTCGAACCTGCGCCCTGATAGACCACATAGTCGTCCGTGGTCGGTGCGCTCTGTTCAGACAGCGAATATACCGGCAGATACTCCGGGGCATTGGTTGCCATGTTAGATCACCTCCTTCGCAAGTGCTGTGAGCTTCTTGATTGGTGTGTCGACAGGTATCTCATTGTCAGCCTTATATACCACACCGTCCTTGACGAACCGTGTTCCTGCGGCGATGGTATCGCTGAAGTCATCCATTGTGGGGAACAGCACTGGATGCTTGGCGGCAACATCATCAGGAATGGCATCGGCAATATCGGCGACAGCGCTCCTGAGATCAGTAAGCTCTGTCTCAAGCTGTTCCGTCTTGGTCTGATGCCGAAGTATCACCCTGACAGAATAGCCTCCGTCATCAATGTTGATGCACATCCTCTTCACTGCCATGCCCTTGTACTTGGTCTTGCTGAACGTGTATGAACTTATCCCCTGAAGCTCAGTAACAATGGAACAGGCTTCTTCAAGGCTTGTGGCTATCACAGAAAAGTCAGAATAGACTGACTCACCTGTTACTTCGTATGTTTTGCTGTTGTACTCAAGCGTCATTCAGTCCCTCCTCACTCAAGCGCAAATTTTGCGTAGCACGTTCCGATTAGTTTGACGTTGGCTGTCATTGCTGACTCGTTGATGTTTGCTACGCTCCCGGACGAATTTATCTGTTTCGGCTGCCAAAGATTGCCGTTGGCATTCAGCGTAGCGCCGTAATAGGAAGTGTTCAGCGCTCCTGAGGAAGTGAATACCTGGAGCACACCACCGTCTATCGGAGTCAGTGCAGGGATGGCACTGTCAAGCTGTCGCAGAAGTGCCGCCGATAAACCATAGTCACCTGACCCCGACCCTGCCGTAGTCACCCTGACATAGAAGTCGATCTTAACAAGACTGTTCATCTGATAGGTCAGTGTGGCTGTTCCTATTCCCTGAACCGCAGCACCATCAAGCAGACTGCCATTCACCCTGATCAGCGGACTGACATCGTTCCATACAGCATTTTCTGAGTCATATTCCTGCATGATTGGCCCACGGAAAGTGTTCAGCACTGCCTTATCCCAAGGGGACGCACTGAAAGCCCTCACCACATAGCCATTCTCTGCTCCGCTGTAGAACATCGAGATCGGTCTTCGTGTGTTATACGGTCCAACGGAATAGGCATTGATATTGGCGTATGTCTGTCTGTTGGAATAGCCAAAATAAATCTGACCGGCATTCGTCCAGGCCTCGTCTTCTGACTCTCGTTCTTCGAAGATGACACCTGCCGTGATGGCTTTTTCGCCCTCTCGACCTCTCAGCCGTACTCTTGTCAGACCGTTGGACGATGTGGCGATGATGTTACCTTCGACCTGACCGCTCATAACCAGTTTCAGCAGTTCCGCCTCTCCTGTTTCAAGGTTCAGATAGAAACTGCCGTCCTGCGATTGGAGTATTCCTGCGGTCACTTTGGATGCAGATATATCGTTCGCCATCATCCTGTTGGATATGACATTGTCCTTGATGGATGTTCCGCCAAACTGCATCTCTACCCACCCGGAGCCATCCCACATCTTCATCGTTCCGGCACTCGGGTTGAGCCATAGGTCGTTCTGTACAAGAGCGTTGGTCAGTGAAGGATCTGTGCTCTGCACATACGGCTTGCCTATCTTGTTTGTTCTGATGATGTTGACGTTCTGAGATATCATGTCGAACCTCCTGCCGCCCTTGCGGTCAGCGGTACACAGGCTCTGTTAGTCAGGATGACATTCGATCTATTGCACAGGGCAAATGGATAAAACGTCTCGGTGATGTCCCTTGTTTCGAAGTAGATGCCTGCGGCAAAATCGCACAACGAGTCGTCAACCTCAACAGGAATGACTTTCCCACCTGCGAGATAGGAACCGGCAATACCGTCTTTTGTCACCCACCATCTGTACAGATACTCTGTGCCATCAGGGTCGACTTCATTCATCTCATGGTCATAAATGACAGCGGTAAGATGTATGGTTGTATCCTGATTTAGAGCGGTGCCCTTGTCAGAGATAATCATGGGGGTGAAACCGCTCGTCTGAGCCATCTCCTGCGCAGCTCTTGCGATCTCGTCCGCTGACTCTGCCTGCTGCTTTGCCTGTTCAACAGATGCCCTGATGCGATATTCGGACGATACCCTCAGGTCAACGTCTGCCTCACTTTCAAAATCGCAGGTGACACTCTCTGTCAGTCCCTTGGTGTATGTCAGCGATGTGACCGGGAACAGGTAGACAACGTGGGTGATGTTGTCAGTGATCTGAAGGACATCTCCTGCCTGAATGCAAGGATTAGCTAAGATAGGCAGTGAGCCTGGGCGGAATGTTACACCGCATATCCGTTCTCCGACCGCAGTGATGACAGCCTCAAGATTGTTGCTGTTTATCAGCTCGTTATCCCGGATCTCTACGATGTGGTCCATCGTGCCATACAGATACTCGGTTTCTGCTGCGCTTTCAGTGTTGGCTGACTGCGTAGCCCCAAGGACACCTGTCAGTGTGATAGGATTAGTCCACAGGTCCTTGCCGTCAAACGTGCTTGTTATGACTACAGGATTGGCAAAGTCGTACCATCCAACCACAAGATGACCGTTCTCATCCATCCTTGCAAAATTCCCGGTTATCTGACACACATATGAAAGCAATTGCCTGTCTGTCACCGAGTCGTCTGGGGCTGTGGTCACTTCATAAGTGCCGCCCGAAATAGCTGTTGTGGCAAGCGTGATGCCATTAGCCGTACAGATGTTCTGTACAATGGCTTGTACAGTAGCCGGGTAAGTGATGTTGGTCTGATGCTCATCCAACAGCTTCAAACCGTCATAAGCAGTACATCTGATGATGTTGCCGCTTGTCTTGTGGTCGGCGATATAGTAGAGGCCCTTGGGAAGGTATTCGTTTGTGCCATCAATGCTGTAGTAGACAAATGGGATGACCGTTGCGCCCTCAAATAGTTCGTCACGGAATGTTCCATCAAAGTTGTTCAGGGAAAACTCAAACTGTCCAATGACCGCAGAGCCTACCGTGAATTCACCGTTCTGAGAAGTAGCTTCGCTGAACGAGATGCTATCTGCCCAAAACTGTCCATCATTTATCCAGTAGCTCGTTCCTTCCGCCGTGACAAACTGCATACGGATAGACGGTATCTCACCGTTATTCACTTTTGCCATGAATGCCTGAGATGCAGTGGTTATCATGGGCGTTACCTCTCGATTATGTCAAAGCTGATAGTTTCATAGACCTTGTTGCCAACAGTCCATATCTTCACAGGAGCAGCTCGGTCGCCCACATAGAATGTCCGTATGGCATAGGCGTTTTCCATGGCGTCCCAATACCGAACATCGACATATTCAGGATTGAAGGCTGACAGGATCGTAGCTACTACATCAGGGCGCTTGCCTGCCCATTCCAGGTTGAGCTTGCGCTTCTGAGTGATGCGCCCCTTGTACATCAGTCCGCTGTCATCTCTTCCTGAGTCGCCGATAGATACGTCTTGTAGGCTCCACTCCATCTTGGACGGTGCAGGTAGCTCTATGTCCGTGCCGCCTGACACGATAACAGTAAGTAGTGCCATATCGTTTCTCCCATATATGAGAAGGGAAGGGAACATCTCTGCTCCCCTCCCGTTGTTTTACGGCTTATCCGTATGCGTACTGCGATACGGGGTTATACCGTTTGTCTAACCGTCTGTTGCCTCTCTGCACTGCCCTTGCAAGCACTTCGTCACTCTCAGTGTAAAGCACCGCATTGACATTCACAGGTCGCTCATTGTTGCTTGTGATGAGCGGAATGAGTGCAACAGCTATCTCGTGGGCAAGTGCCCTTTCGTTCACGGCACCACCTGCGCCTCCGGCTTTGGAAATAGCCCCGGCAATCATACTCATCGACCGCCTGTTGCGCAGAGGAAGCACCGCCTCAGGACCTGCCTCACCGAAGTGCTGGAAGTATGCTTCATTGGTGAACAAACCGCCCTTTGCGTTGTCGTCCCAAACGAATGTTGCCCCAGAATTGATTTCAAGAGGGTTGTTTTTCCAAGATTGCAGACGCAACGGTCCAAAGCCTTTACTGCCCTTCGTCAGGTTGACTTTGATGTTCTTGTCGTCTTCCAACTTGTTGTAGTTGGTCATCAGGTCAAGGTATGTCTGTCCCTGATGTCCAGTCACGTTTACAGTTGCCCAGCGATCAACGACTCCGTTGAACTCGTCCTTGGCGTTCGTGAACGGCTGCGTGATATTACCGTATACAGTCTTGGTCGCATCATTGGAAACCCATCCATCATAACGCTTCTTCGTCTTGTTGAACGAGTCGGTGTACTGGCCCTGAACGATCTTCATTGCCTTAGACCTGGCTACGCTGTCGAAAGCGGTCTTGGCATTGTCGAAGCCAGTGGTTGTCGTGCCGTCCATCGTCTTCTTGATGCTACCGCTCTTCAGCCTCAGGAAAAGTTTCCTGCCGTCCAAGAAGTCGTTCGTTGTCTCGCCGTCCATCGTCTTCAGGATGCTCTTGCTGACAAGGTTGTTATAGAACTTGCCACCCTTATTCAGGGCATTAGTCCTGACCGCATCCAGTCTCGCCGTAGGCTTCTTATTGGCAAGGCTCAGGTAGTAATCACCTTCCCTGTGTAGACCGTTGCCTGCTGTAGCGTTAGCGACCACATTCACCTGTTTCGGACTACCGTAAACAAGTTTGTTCCACCTCTGCGTGGTGGCAGGGGTGTGAGGACCTTCCTTGACATCAGCAGTCGTGGTCGTCTTCTTGGTTTCCTTGAGTCCAAGGATGCCATTGATAACACTCTGACTGCCCGGTGTCATCGTGATGCTTGTGGATATCTCCGACTTGCCGCCTTTAAGGATACCTGCAAGACCGGGAGCCACATCTGCATCACCAACGCTGAAGTTAGGCGTGATACCGTGAGACTTAATGTAGTCCGTAGATGTTGCACCATTCTTCTTAGCGTATCCTGCACTTCCAAGGAACAGAGCTGCGGCTCCACCCAATGCGGCAATACCACCAAGCAGTCCGCCACCAAGTAAACCACCTGCGGCTTTTCCTGCTCCGGCTGTTGTCACAGTAGCCTCTGCGGCTCCACCAGTTAACCCTACGGCTCCACCGCCACCGAACAGTGTGGATAATTTGCCAATCACAGCAAGTTTAAGTGCTTCGCCGATTAGCTTTGTCGCAAATGCTGCGGCAAACAGACCTGCTGCTCCTGCAAGGATCTTTTCCCAAGGCAAGCCTTCGAAAATTGCACCGAAGTCTTCTTCAAGTCCTTTCTTCACCTCAGGGTCTTTCAGTGCTTTGCCAAGCGCACCGAGGATGGACTTACCTGCGGCCTTTAGACCTTTCATGAGCTCTTCGCCGTCAAAGCCTTCGAAGAACCCCTTCAGGGCATCAGTGATTGCCGTACCCATGTCATCCTCAAGTGTCCCATCGGAGAACATATTGTACAAAGCAGTACCAAGTCCAGTGATGAATGTTCCGATTGACTTGCCCATCTGAGCGAAGTCGAAGTCCTCAAGGAAACCTGAGAGCGCTTCTTTAATCTTCGTTCCGAGTTTGGCAAAGTCGAATGTGCTGACCCATCCTGCGAACAGACCCCATGCAGAACTGAACTTAGCAGAGATCATCTGACCGAATGCCGCAGCATCCCACTCATCCAACAGGCTGTTCATGCCCTGTGCAAGATAGGTGCCGTAGCTCTTCCAATCAAATCCCTTGAACCAGCTTCTCAGCGTGTAGGTGATGGTGTTCAGCCCTTTACCAAGAGCCTTGCCAAGATTGCCCCAATTGATCTTGGACATCATGGTGTTGACCGTGATCTGGAAAGGCTTGATGAACCCCTCGACCTTGTCTTTCCAATTCTTCCAGTCAAGGATCTTGTTCAGCTTGTTGATGCCCTTATTCAGACCGTCAGCAATCACTGAACCGAGCTTAGGCCAGTTCTGCGAATTAAAGGCGTTCTTGATCTTCTGCCCCCACTCGCTGATGGCATCAGGAAGTGTAGACCCTTTGATATCTGACTCATCGAGCCAAACATCGTCAAGCCATCCACCGCCTCCTGCTCCACCTGCACCGCCTCCGCCGGAACCACTTCCACCGCCGGAACTTGTAGAGGATTTCGCCTTGGAAAGCTGATTTAACTCATCAAACGGCAGAACCGCAAGCTCTTTCTTCAGCTCCTTAGCACTGTCAGCCGCACCGCTGAGTCCATCAGATGCACCCGAACCGCCAGCACCAAGACTGTCTCCAGTTTCATCGGCATATCCTGCCAGTTCGTTCATAACACCTTTCGCCGCTCCAATAGGTTTGCCGAAGATGGTGAACATGAATGTCCTGAACACGGTTGCCGCCTGTATCAGCTTACGGATCAAAAGGTTAATCCAAGTGATGATTGGAGCAATAGCACTGATGAGTCCTTGACCAATCGTGGATGACAGGACCTGGAAGTTGAGTGTCAGCAAACGAACCTGGTTTGCAAAGGTATTGGATGTCCTTGCGAAGTCACCCTGAGAGTATTTCGTAGCATCCATGATGTACTCATATCTCAGCCATTGCTGTGTAGCTTGGTCAAGCGACTTCCATTGCGTATCAATGCCTTTTGTCAGAGCGAATGCCTGTAAGTTGGCAACGCTCATATTCACGCCGAGGCTTCTGAGCGGTCTGTTCATACCGGCAATGCCAGCCTGAATTTTCGTCATGGCATCGTCAACATCAATGTCATAGAACGATGCGATATCACCTGCACGTTCCACAAGTCCCATAGACATCTGTGCGGCTCTGTTCCTCAGTCCCTCTGTGGCGTCAAAGCCTGAAGAAGTGAACATGGCCATCAGTTTGCCCACATACTGTCTCGCACCAAGCTCAGAGACGCCGAAGGCATCAATGGTGGTCTGTGCCCACTTGTATGCGGCTCCCGAGATGTCTTCGTATCCCTTGCCCATGTTCCCAAACATGGTGTCAATGACGTTCTCGACTTCAACGATGCTGGAGCCGATGTCCATAGCTTCTTTCGCCCAATCGAATATTCCACGGATGCCATAGAACGGCACGACCGCCCGGAACAGATTGCCGAAACTGAGAGCCATGTTGTCAACGCCGTTGGAATATCCGGGGATGAGCCCAAGTTTGCCGAAGAACGAGCCAAGTGCGGATACACCCTGTTTGCCAAGGTTAAGCGTGATTGACAACAGCTTCTTGAATGCGTTAGCCGTAGTCTGTGCGGCTTTCTGAAGCATCGAGAAGTAGTTTACGGTGTTTCCACCGCCGCCACTCGACAGGGACCGCATTGCGGACCCGGCTTTCGAGCCTGCCTGAGCCAAATTGCCAAGACCCTGAATGGTATTGGCGACATTCGCATTGATGGCAGGAGCCTGACTCATCGCTGTCAGGAAGTCAGATACGGCGACCGTAAGCTGAGGCAGTGCCTGAGCCGTCTTATCTACTTTCGATCCGGCAGTAGCCAATTTAGACAGACTGCCAATAAAGCTGTTAAGGGTTTCGTCCACGGTTCCCATAGCCTGGAACACCGTCACGGTGTTCTGTAACTCAGGGGTAAGGACTTTAAGCCCCGTAGCTGTCTTGGCTGTGCTGTCACCTGCATTGGCAAGTCTTGCTATCGCAGCAACAAACCTGTTGAGCGAGTTACTGACATCGCCGGTCTTGGCAAGTGTCTGAATAGTATCAGCAATGCTCTTGAATACACTTGTGTCAAACTTCGATGTATCGACTTTCATCAGCCGACTGAGCGAGTTGGCAAGCTCCTTGATGCCAGTATCCTTCAGCCGGATACCGTTGAGCTGCGCAACGCTGTTTGACAGTGTGTTGAAGTCCTGAGCAAAATTCTTGAGATTGCCGACCGAAATCAGCGAAATCTGATGCTCAAGGTTCTGCTTGATCGCCGCACCGTCAAGGTCGAACTTAATCGGCTTGGAGGAATAAGTCCTGCTCGTTGCCGCATCAATAGCTTTTTGGATCTGAGTCTCAAAGCGGTTCTGGTCTACATCCAAGTTGATTGGAATTTTGTTCGCAGAGTCAACCATGTTCTTGCTGACAGCCGCATCGTATTCCTGCTTTGCCGACTCTATTGCGTGGGTAATCCCACCAAATAAATCTTCCTGAAACTTCGATGTGGTTTTTGCGGTACCAGCCTGAAGTCCATCGGTGGCGACTTTGTAAGCGTCAAGCAGTGCCTGTGTGAGGTCCTTGGCGTTGCCCCCAAAATCAACATTCTTAAAGAGGTCACCAAAATTCTGACGAAAGAATTCTTCGTTGCCCTGGAAAATCTGGTCAGCAGTTGGGGCACCGTTCTTCAGAATTCTCTGAAAGCCTCCTGCCTTAAAGCTCTCCCAACCCTCAACGCCTGACGGACTGATCTTGAGATCATTGTTGAACCAGTCCACAAACTTCTGATACTCTTGGCGAAGCTCCATAACATCGGCGCTTGCCTTCCGTGTGTGCTCATAGATGGTCTGGAACAGCGGATCCGCAAAATCATAACCCGTCTTGCCTTCAGAAAAACTCTTAACGAGTCCACGCATGAGGCTCTGTACTTCCTTTGCCCCCTGCGCATCAACCATGTTCTCGACATTCAGGCTTCTTGCGATCTGACTTGACGCCTTCTGTACGTCCCTGACAGCTTGTGTCGTAGCATATTTCAGCCTTTCGACCTTGTCGGCACCTGACACCTGAAAGTCAAGTTTGATGGTCTTGTCCTTCAGGTTGCTGAGATCAATCTTGGACAGCGTTTCAAGGTTTTTGATTGTTCTGTCAAGGTTGGTGTTGGAAATGCGAGTGAGCGCACTCCCAAAATTGCTCAGGAAACTTGTCGCTCCTGCAAGTCCCCTTGCCGCCGATGCCGCAGAGCCTAAAGCTGCGGACAAATCGCCCAATTGCCTTATGGCCGCAGAGGCATCAGAGCCTATCTTCAGTTGTAGTTCATCTATCTGCTGTGGCATAGGCTTGTCTCCATACAAAAAACAGGCAAGACATCAATCTGTGCCCTGCCTGTCTTTGAAAAACTTTTGATTGTACACTGTTGCCCAATCGGCGAACCGTGCAAAGTTGAGAGCATCGCTGTTCTGCTCCTTGGCCTTCTTCTGCGACTGCATGAATGGCTCTTTAGCATAACTGGCTTTGGACTTTCTGCCGTTCAACACCTTATCGACCGATGAGATAACGGCATCAGCCACATATGCCCCCATCTGCCACATCAAGGCATCCAACCGCTCCATTCGGAGCTCGTCCATCTTGACGTATGGCTGTAGCTCGTTTGGTGTGGAGTCCCAAAAGTGAGACTCCGTAACACCAAGCATCATGAAGTATGGCAGTGTGAAGTTAAGGACCCTGTCCCGGAAACCGTTCCACGGAAGCTCTTCACTTACGCTTTCGTCTCCGTCTCCTCCGTCTCCGTTGCTGTCTCCGCCGCCTGAAAAAGAGCTGATAAAAAACCATTCTTCCTCAGTTCTTCCTGAAGGTCGGAGAACAGGGTGGCCGCAGACTGCGGATGATCTTCCGTAGCCTCGTCCTCATAGTCATCGAACCAGTCAATGAGCTGCTCGATGCGCTCCTTCTTCATCTCATCGGACTGATAGCCAAACTCCTTGCTGTGGTACTTCTGAAGTCCTGCAAGCAGGAGCTCTGCCGTAGTCCGGGTTACAGTCTCCAGAACGGCCCTGGGGGTGTTCTCGGCTTCGGTCATAGCATTCGTGACCTTATCGAGAATGTCACCCTCGCAGAGCTGTCTGTATGTGTAACGTACTTTGTACTCTTCGCCGTGAATCTTAAAGATATACATAATTGCCCTCCAAACAAATTATGCTTTACAGATCAAATCGTCAGGATGCTGCAATCGTGATCGCAGTGGTCGGATACACCGTAATCGACATTTCAACGCTGCCGTTCACTTCACCCTCGTTGACGTAGACATCGTACTGTCCCTGCCAGGTTGCCTTGCCCTGCTGGCTGCCGAAGTCAAGCTCAAAGTAGCCGTCAGTCATGGCGTTGGTCTTCAGAGCAGTGTAGGTCGCAACCAGATAGTTCGCCGTAAAGGTCATGCTATCTACCTGCATCACGCCGGGCCAATGTGTTCGCACGGAGTCGCTAATTCCGCACCGTCCTCTAAAGGACTGCTCCATGTTTCCATGGAAGTTCAGACTATATCACCATCTGATTTCTCAGATGCTCCCCATTTCCACTCGCTTGAGTGTACTCCCTTCCGGGATAGTCGTTGAACCTTCATCCTTTCGGATGCTTGGCTGCTGATTGTCCTATGGTTCGTGACTCCATAGGAGTTTCCAGCAATTAGAGGAGTTATTCAATACACATCGCTGTGTAAGGTCGCACTCATTTTACGAAGGTCTGCATCTCGTCTTCCATGTCGGTGACTTCGATCTGCTCTCTCTCGCCGCCAAGCTGGGGGAAAGTCTTGATCTTGCAGAGCTGAGACAGGTTGGCCTGCTCAGTACCGAATTTCAGTACAGTTCCGATGGTGCTAATAGCTTTTGCTGCCATTACTCAACCTCCTAATTGTTGGTGGTCAGCGACAGTCTCGATCTTGACTGCCGGTGATATTCAGTTACTCATCATTCAGCAGGTAGCCTGTGTAATACATGGCATACCGTGTGATGTACCGATGAATGTTGTTGTTGCGAAATCTCTGCGCAAAGCCTGTCGTGTAAAAGCCCATGTCGAACATTACTGCCTTGCATTCGTCTTCCATCCGCATGGCTTCGGACTCCTTCTTGGAGAAGCACTCCACCTGGATGTTGACGATGATGCCATTCTCGTTGTTCTCCATGTCTCTCGCCTGCAACCAAGTGTAATTGGTCATAGGCTTGAAAGCTATCCACGGCAGTTTTGTGCCGATGTCGTTGTTGCCGAATGACTGCTGATTGGCTGTGATAATTCCTCTCTCAACCATTGCGTTCAGCCATTTGGTGTAAATCTCCTCGATGGGATTGGCTACGATATCTGCCATAGTCATCACCCTCCGAATACTCGCCGTGCTATCTCGGCAAACTTCTGCCGGATCTCCATGTCGGCGTTATACAACGGCATTGTTGCCTTGGTGCCGTAAGACGTTATCTCTTCGCCGTTTCTCTTGTAAGTCCAAGAGTCATTAGCACCGTTGCCTCGCCCATAGGAACCGATAGTGTATCCGAGTTTCACACCCAAGGGGTTTGGTGACTGACCTGCTGGACCGTTGAAGTGGACACCTGCGCCAAACTCAACGAACATGACATCTTTGCCCTGAAGCCTAAGAGTCGCTGTCATGATGCCCTCTCTCACACCCATGAATACATGAGGCGAATTGGGAACAGGCAACTCTGAGTCACCTTCATGCTGTCCCATGCTGTCTTGGGCAACGGTTATCCCTGCATGAAGCAGTTCTCGCACAAACTGGCGGTTCTTCTCCACGAACTTCTTGCGGAATTGTTCCACCTGCCTCTGCGCTTTAAGAATGGACTGCTCAGACAGACCGTCAATCGTCAGAACCATCTCCCACCTCATCGCCATTTTTCTTGATAAGGTATCTGGCTACGGTTCCCATCATGGTATCGACCTTCCTCCGCAGTGTGTAGTCAGGATACACGGTGGGGCATCCGTCTTCATCCAGCACAAGCTCTCCGTTTTCGTCAAGCTCAGGAGTGACATCCACCCACACCTGCGTCCCTTCTATCGGGTCAAAACTGCGGTCGAACGATGTGATGTACCTGTCGTAGTCAGGCACGATACCCGAAGCATACTGCTCAGGGGTACTGCCTGTCGCCGATACAGAGAACTCATGCATCTCAGGCTTGCTGTAAACCGATACATCATCGATCCCGGAATATTGCTTCGTCACCACAGAGAACCATAGCTTCTGTGTCTGCCTTACCAAGCATCTCATGGCTTCTTCCTCCGCTTGTCTGTGTCCTGCCCTGCCGCCCTATAAAGGACACCCCTGCACCGCAGCTGGAGGGGACTGCGACACGCACCGTCTCACATGGTTGCGTATGGGACAACTCCGTGCTGTGTATACACACTGCCTTTGCTGTTCCACATCCGATATAGGCCGGACTCAATGTGCATGGACTGGAACTCCGCACCCTGCTGAATAGCTTCGTACAGAGCCAGGTCCGCAATACAACTCTTGTGAGTAGTCATGTCTGCAAGGACCGCCTCGTCCGTCATCGTGGACGGATAATTGACGTATTCCCGAAACGCCAACATGGCTCTTGAGGACAGGACACTTATCATAGACGCATCAACAGCGTCCGAGAGATATTCTCTCAACATCTCTTCGATGGTTGCCTGTAATTCATCCATGATCCGTGTCCCTCACTTCACTTTTTCGGTTTAGGCTGTCTCTTGACAGTCTTGGGCGTTTCGCCCTTTTCGGCCTTGGTAGAAGGGTTAGCTTTTGGGGCCGTTCCCTCCTGCGGACCACGCCGTCTTAACATCATTCCCATGTGAACATCCCCCTGTTGTGTCTTGTGATGACGGTATGCACTTCGTGACCGAATGCCAACGAAGGGTCGCACACTATCTTGTTTCTCAACCGCCTTGCTCTCCAGCAAAAGCTCAAATCCTCGCCGACTACTCCAATCGGGTTGAACGGCGGACCGTATTGGGTCATTACGTTCGCAAGGATGTCTGTCCTCATCAGGACCGCTCCAAAGCCACAGCCCTGGACCTCAAACAAACCGTCAGGGACGTCTTCAACCTCTTCGGTCGATATCCCCATGTTGGTTATGTCAAGGCGCTTGTACAGCGTTGGCGTCCACGGCGGCCTTCTTCGGTAGTACAGCCCTGTGAGGATGTCGATGCGGTTGCCAACCAGTGCGTCAAGCATCATGGTCAGCGTATCCGGCATAAAAGTCATGTCGGAGTCGAGCCACATCGTGTAGTCGGCGTGGGAACCTATCGCTCTACCTGCAAGTGTGTTCCGGCTGTGATAGACAAGGGTGCCTACGTTAAAGCCGATCTCGACATCACACGGCTTTTCAAGCTGTGTCAGACACTGCACAAACCGTGCGGATATTGTGTCAAGGCAAGGTATGGCGACATATACCTTCATGCTGACTCCTTATCAGGTGGTGGCCTCTCCAGGGATCTTCACCAGTTTGGACGCATCAAGCAGATAGTTGACAGCATGCTTGTCCGCAGTGATGACCGTGGACTTGTTGATGATGTCACGATCCGTCTCAACAGCGATGTCTCTCTTCATGTAGGTGGCAAGTGCGCCGGGCTTGACGATGTAAGCCGCATTCGCAGTGGTCAGCTTGTTGGACACGACGACCTGGCATCCGTACAGCATACCGACGGTGCCACGAAGGATCAGGTTAGCTGCCACATCGGTGCCGGAGATCCAGCCAGATGCCTTGCGGATGACTTCGTAGCTTGCAGGATTGACGAGCAGGACCTTATCGCCATCGATGTCCTCACCGAACAGGGTCAGGGCGGCGGCGACACGGTCAACGGAGAAAGCTCCGGCTGCCATAGTCATGCTCTCAGCGGCATTAGTGCCCATGATGGTAAGCATATCGTTGTCCCAAGCCGCACCGATGGACATTGCAATCTGTCTTGCGGCTTCGCCGATGGGGTCGCCATAAGCACTGAGGACGGCCTCATCAGTGAGCTGGACACCCACACCATACTTCTTGATGGTGGCGGTCACGGTCCGCTCGGAAAGCTGCTTGATCGGGACGTCCTGACCTTCGTTCACGACCTCGGCGGTGCCGATGTAGTTGTAGTAAGGCAGGGTAACCGTGTTTCCGGGGACGCCGACAAGGTTGTCATAGATCCGGGCAAGCGGCGCAAACCTGAAGTAGTCAACGAGTTTCTTGTTAATCATGTCTCCCACAACCTGCGGATTAAACAGGTTAGTGAGATACGTTCCAGTGCTGGTGGAAACTGCGCTCATGTTAATCCTCCCATAGCTTTTGTGGGTTAGCGACTATCTCCAAACGATAGCCGGTCATTTAGCCAGCTTGGCATATACCGTGGGGTGTTCGTTGAATAGTTTCACACGTTCCGCATACCCCATGTTGTCAAACTGTGCCTGAGTTACTGTGATGGAGTCATCGTTGCCAATGCTCGGTGCAGGCATGGACTTCATAAGCTCCGCACGGATCTTTTTCTCCATGTTCGCCTGATGGTCTGCCTGAAGGCGGTTGAGCTCGTCATAGTCACCGCTGTACTGTGCTTCGGCGGCAGCCATAGCGTTCTTCTCGCTGTACCCAAGACCCATGAAGGACTTGGCGAACCTGTTCACAGCAGACTCTTTGCGGAGGGCCTGAAGCTCTTCCTGAAGTGCGGCGTCCCTCTCGGCCTTCTCCATTGCCGCTCTCTCGCTGTCGCTCTTGGATGCCATGAGCTGTTTTTTGTAGTCGGCAGCTTCGGAAGATGCCTTGTCGGATGCCCGTTTCAGCCTCTTGTTCTCGGCAAGCAGTTCTGCGAGCCTCTCTTCGACAGACAACTCTGCCTGTGCTTTGGTGCTATCCTGCGAGGACTGCGCCTGTGCTTCGGTGCCTACGGTTGCATTGGTGTTGGTGTTCTCTTCACCCATCTGTTTCTCCTGCGATTTTTGGTATCCCGACTTCTCTGCCGGCATTTAAGATGTGCGGTTGATTACCGAGGCTTCTCTGCCTCTTTGCGTTTTATAGACTTCTCTGTCTTTGTATAATAAAAGCCAATCGGCTGTTATTATTTAGCTAAATGTCAGCCAGCACCGACAGTTCGATATGTTGTCAGCACCGGCACCAAGACTGTCATCAAGCGGTTGCATCATGAGTGCTCCGCCCACTTCGAAGGGTTCCTCAAGCGGCAGTGTCGTGCCGTTGACTTCTTTGTGCCAGTCACGTTCATGACCATCGATGATGCAGTGCCAGGTCTTTTTTGTCTTCCCGGAATTTCTCGCATCGACCAAATCGCCGAAGTTGTTTATGGCGTTGCTCTCGGTCGCCGCCATGTTCACGGCTCTGTCGGCACTGGTGAAGTAATCGTCATCTTCGTGCCGATATGTCGAAAGCGAGACATCGAGTGCGAAGTTGTCTGCTGTCTGCCTGACATCGTCTTCTGTCAACCCTGACCGTGTCAGTGCTACGGCAAGGAATGCAGCTTCGAACATCGGGATGATGTCTGTCAGGTACGGTCGCCCTTCGGCTCTCTGCATCTCAACGAATGCGAGGATAGGGAGAAACCTGTCCTCAAAGGCCATTGCCATCAGCACTCGGTCTTCCTTGGCGTCCTCCGGGATGCCCATCTCATCGAAGTACTCTTCGTACTCGCTCCGTGAGAGGCTATTCAGTTCGTCAAAGCTCAGTGCTACACGGCTCATACCGCAGGCTCATTCTCCCTGTTCTGCTCTGCATTGATATCGTCAGCCCCTCTGACTCCGCCGACAGGGTTGCCGTCACCCATCGAAGGCTCTGTGGTCCTCTCGGACACACCCTTCGAAAACAGGATCTCGTCAATGCGCTTGATGGAGTCAAGGGTTGCCTGCTGTGCATCATCGAAGATGTCTACGGCGGCTATAGCTTTCTCAGGATCGATGCCGATGTTAATCATGTTGCTCAGAGCGGATGTCCTCGACACAAGGTCATAGGTCTTGTTCCGGCTGAACTTCACCAGCACATCGGACTTCTTCAGCTCCTTCATCTCCTGCGGAACATCAGGTGTGTTGCGGAGGATGGCGATGATGACTTCAAGCAGCTCCATCTCAGATGCGGCGAAGATGGGCTCCATGCTCTTAGCCATCGTCTCAGCTAACTGCCAACCGTTCGACAGAAGGATGGCGCTGCCGGTATTGCCGCCTGAAGCTGTCTCCCTTCCCGGAACACCTGCTATCTCAAGCATCTGACTGTACATATAGTCGATGAGTGCCTGAGTCTCAGCCTGGTTCAGCGGAGCGGTGATGTATGTCACCTTGGCGTCTCTGCCGTCCGCCGTAGTAGTGGTCTGGATAAAGCCTTGATCCAAAAGTTCCTGCCTCTGGTCATCCGTGATCTTGCAGTTATGGAGCCACAGGATTGCCTGAACATACTGCGCAAGGTCGTTTACCCGGTCGCTGTTGGAGATATTCAGAGCATCCATCAGCGGTGTGACCGCTTCGAAGCAGGACATCCTGTTTATGTCGTTTTTGAACTCGACAATCGGTATCCTGCCGATCATGTTCGGCATACTGCTGACGATGGCGCCGCCCTGAATGGTGTAGATCCTGTCAGCCGTGTAAGCCGTGATGCGCTTGGTTTCCATATCAGCCAGCACCGTGTAGGTGACAGCCATCATCTTCCTGCGGTAAGCATCGTTGGCGTACACGCAGTAGGTGTTCAGCGGATTGAGGACCACAAGGTCGAAGGGTGCGACATCATCCGAGTCATCGAGTTTCGGATAGGCCATCATGTAACCAAGACCCATAGTCTTGAAGTCATGTGCCATCTCGATGTCTTTGCCGGGCTTGCCCTGCTCAAACATCATCTCGTTCAGCGTAGCCACACGCTTGTCATCCTGTCTGGCATCGGCTCTGCGGAAGTCATCCTTTGCCCTCTGGACAAACATGATCGGCGTTGCGAATTCGTAGCCAATCTTGAAGTCCGTGATCATCTTGGCATAGTTGGCACACACCTTGACGTTGATCTGCGGTCTGACATCCTTCACCCGGTAGAAGATGGGCTGATCGCCCTTCTCATACTCCTTCAGGTAACGCATCTCGATGCGGTTCGACTCATGCTTTACCATCGTGTTCGTCACGATCTTCAGCACGTTCTCCGCAGTCAGGTCCACCGGGTCATAGTAGATGACATCTCTGCCCTTGAACACGGGAGACTGCGCCACGGGGTAGCTCGTCTGCTGTTCAGTTGTGCTGTTCGTGGTCTGCTCGTCTGCCATGATATTTCTCCATATACGCCAAAAAGCAAGGTCCAGGCGTACTGCTGTCCTTGTTTGTCACGTTGCTCATCATAAGTGTGCAACAATTATTTGTGACATATCGGACAACTTTAGTTTTTCTCCAAAAATCTTTCGAAATGCTTGCGGACGGAGTCCTCGGTGTTGTTGCCGCCAAGGCTCTGAGCTATCTGCCGCCATGTCATCTTGTCGATGACCCTCATGCTGATGAGCCTACGGTCGAAGCTGTTCTCTATCCCGGCAATAAACTCGATGACACCGTTCAGTGTGTCCTCTATCTCCGACTCAAGGGATAACAGGGTTATCTTCCGGGTGTTCAACAGGCTCCTCGTCTTGGAAAAATCCCGATAGGGGAAACCAGTGATGGTGTAGTGCTGTATGCCGCCTTCACCGCCGGAGACAACATCAGTCACCTCGCCCTCATCAATCAGCTTTTGCAGATCCTTCTCAGTCCTTGCGATCCGCTCTTTGACTTCCTCGACCTCTCTGAGCAGGTCGGTATACTGCCTCAGCACATCTTTCTTCAAAACGGCCTCCTGCCAACAATCGTGGGTATGTCATCAGGTCGGGATCTCCATTTGGCGAAACTGCTGAGTCCGTCAGGGACATCATCATGCTTGTTCTTGCCCATGGCCGCATGGCCCAAAAGGAACTGCATCATGACACCATAGTCGTCATTCGGCTGATACAAGCTCCTGTCACGGAAGATAACGTGCTGCTTCACCCACGGCGCATAGACGATGATCTGCGTCTCCTTGTTCTGCGTGGTGTACTCCTGAGTGATGTTGCAGTAGCCATTAGCCTCTTTCACCCGGTTGCTGACTTCAAGAGCCACACGGTCACCACCATTGTTCGACTCAAACTTGCAAGCCTCGACATGATGGTCAAGCAGGATCTTCGTAGACCGTGCATACTGCGTCTCATAGTTGCTGTCATTGGAGCAGATGTCATCGACCAGATAGTAGTCATCGCCGTATTTGTAAAACACCGGCTGGAAGAAATAGTCAGTGCCTTTGTTCTTCGTGTCGACCACAGACAGGATGGCATCAGGCTTCTCCAGTGGCAGTGTCATGTATCTGCGGATCTCGTCATCGTGATACAGCAGTCCTTCTCGCTCTATCGGCTGGTTCATGAACAGACAGCGGAAGGAAACATCGTCCATGCTGTTCTTGATGTCGTTGAAGTACTTGGTGCTAAAACCAACACCGCCTGCATACTCAAAATTCGACTCGCCGTGTTCGTCCAAAGCAGGGATGGCTATGAACTTCGCCCTCGGATTGTCAGCATTTAGGCTCTGGAGCCGTCCAATGACATCATGCACACTCCATCGGGTAGCTATGTGCAGCTCCTTGGCTTTATCCTTCTTCCGGGTCTTTAGATCCGTGTTGTATGCCTGCCAAAGTTTGTTAAGGCGGTCAGCACTCATGGCTTCTTCGATGCCGGAACACAGGTCATCGGCACACAGCAGGTACTCACATCTCGTTGTGCCGGTCAGGGAAGCACCTATCGCTCGACAGGTCAGGCTCTTGAACCGCTTAGGCTTGCCGACATTGATGGTCTGGTCCTTGCTGTTCGTGTCATTGCGCTGGTTGAATTCGATATCGGGGAACAGGTCGTGCCATCCGTACTCATCAGGGTCGCAGATGATCTGACAGACACCGTCATACAAGGACTTGGTCATTGTGCCTGAGAACGATGATGCCAAGTTGCATTTCTCAGGGAACCATCCGAGGATGCCTGACAGCAGGAAGATTTCAAGAGTGCTCTTTCCAGTGCCGGGAGGAAAACTCAGTGACAGTAGGTCAAGTTTGTCATCCAAGAGGTCTTGGAGTGCCTGAATGACGCCAAACTTCATGAACACTTTTCTGCGAGGCTCATAGAAGCGTGTCCCGGACATCCTCTTCCGCTCCAGATAAAGCATATAGCTGTCAAGCACCATGTGCTGCGCCTCGATCTTCAGCGTCTCCCAGTAGATGCCGCCAAGATTGCCATTCTCCTTGCGGATCATCGCCTGGACACAGCTACGCTTGATGTAGTCAGTCCACGACAACAGCCAGTCCCTCTGAGGACCGGGCTCATATGTCTCATATGTCCTGACATAGTTCAGGCAAAGCTGATGCAGATAGTTCAGCCTATTGGCTATCGGCCATCTCTCCCGGACAGCTATCTTCCGCATCTGCGCCTGATACCACTCCTGACTACCCTTCTCAAGCATACAAAAAAGCCACTCCTCCTTATCGTGCTAAGAAGTAAGTGACTCTGTTAAATATTTATGTCATTTCCCTGAGTGGTGTCAAGATAAAATCTATATTTGGTGCCTAAATCAGCTGTCGGATGGCTATATGTTGGGGTATTGGAGTGTAGATAGCTATTATATATACCCTTATGGGAGTTATATATATTATGCTTTGGGGATGTATAGTACACAGACTCCTAAGGATGTTGTGTATGGGCTTTTTTGACTGAGGGATACTCAGAAAGATAATATTATATATGCTTATGGTCTTTTGGTGGATAGATGTTATATATACCCTCTTGGAGAATATTATATATGCCTTTTTTGACTTGGGACAATTTGGGAGGATAGACGTATTATACTTTTTTGCTTAGAGAATACTTAGAGGGATAGATATTATATATATCCTTTTTTGGTTTAGAACAGTTTAGAGGGATAACTAAGACCCGGGCCGGATGGCCCGGGGACCCCTCCCGGGGTCCTGGTGCCGGGTCAAGCGGTCAAGGCGGTCGGCGGCCGGTGGCGGCCTGTTGGGATCTTCTGCCGTTCGTGTGGCTTGTCGTGGTCACTGTACAGGCTGACAGGCTGACAGGCTGACAGGGTGGGCCTATACTATCCCGGGCCGGGGTCCTTTAAAAATTCAACTATTCGCAAAATTACACTTTAACGAATAACTAAACACTATATCTTGTGGTTGTATATATATAACCATACAAGATAATAATATATATCAATAATCCTGGGGCAAGCCGTGCCTTTATCCGGGTAGCTGTGGCGGCGTGTCCTGTGCTGTCAAGGCGTCTATCTGTTCGAGATCCAACGCCGGGGCGTCGTTGGTTGCCGTTATGTGAATGTTGGATACTTCAGACCAATGCCTTTTGGATTTCAAGTAGAATATTCCCCCGATTGAGTTAGACGCAATGACATGGGCCGCCGTGGCGTTTTCTGTCACTTCATACCATTTTCTTATAATACTAACAGTATGTATATTACTACTAAAATGATCATACATACTATTATTAATACCAATATATATATTATATATAGTCTTCTCTTCTATACCTGTAAATATACAGAATAATTCTATTGTTATAGGTATCATATATATAGCACATAGTGGAATATATATATCATTGAATATAGTATCTAATACATCATAATCATAATTACAGTTATTGTATTTAATATACTTCTTCAGACTATTATTATATATATATTTGAGCAATCCTATAAATACATTAGGATTTTTATATATACTATCCTTAACAGGTAGCATATCTATATATCTATTACATAAGCTGTATATCTCTGACTCTGTAATGTATCCCTTATCCGTATAGAGTATTAGACCGGGGATTTCTGACTTATCCGGGCCCGTGGGTGCTCTTTCAGCCTGTACAGGCATAACAGGGTTTGCGATGTCTTCCGGGCCCGTGTGCGGCGTCCTGGAGCTGCTCTTCTGCTCTTCTGTTCTGCTATTCTGCTTTGGTCTTGCCATATGTCTATATCCTTTCATGCTTTCGGGATCCCATGTTATACAGGGGCTTAACGTCTTCTTTCGGGTCCGGTGGTCATGCCGATCGGGGCGGCTTGTCTTGCCTGTAATGATACCATGCCGGACTAATTGCCTTAATAACTTTTATCAGAGCAACAAAAAAGAGCCCTGTACGGGGCTCTAATTCGGGCCGGATCTAAAATCAATCCGGGCTTTTGGCGGCCTGTTCGGCGGCGTCTCTGTCTGCCTTGTATAGGTCGTTGAAATATTGATTTAGGCTTTTCCCGGTCCGGGTCTTTATCTCTTCTTTTGATCCAGGCGGTAGGCTGACTGTGAACCGCTCAAATTTTGCATTGTATGCGTCTACGGCTTTTCTAACGTAGTCCGGGGTCTTCTTTTTTGGCATATCCTGTTTTTCCTCCTATCGGGTGCAGATGTTTATATATGGCTCTTCTTTATCTTCTCATATAAACAGCTTATTTTCAAGTGATCCATTAAAAAGAATATGGTTTTTATATAATATGCATAACATTGTACAGCTATACGGTGTTTATTTTGGTGCTTATTCCAATATTGCCTATATGGTGCTTATAGCTTACACTATAGTTAGTTGTTAAACATCTTATATATACGGCCGGGGGCCGGGAAAAGGGGTAAAAAATGTTACTTAGAGTTTTAATCGATTTCCTTAAAAAGATCGGTCTGAAGTTTTCGGATGTATTCGGGGCTTTCTCTTCTTTCGTGCGGCGTATGGTCCGGGGGTACACTTTCCTCACGGTATCGGATGAGAACAAAAAGCTGCAGAAAACAGCAGATGTCAAGTATATCATCTGGAATCTTCCAGCGGTTAGGACTTGCCCGTTCCGCACGTCTATGTGTGAGGCGGCCTGCTATGCAAGGAAAGCTGAAAGAGCTTATCCCGATTGTCTTCCTTGCCGTGAGCGCAATTTCAAAGAATCTTTGAAAGCTGGATTCACTCATAACATGGTGGAAACAATAGCAGAACTTGCGGACCGGCGCAATTATAAAAAGGCCGGGCGTGTGGTGGTTAGGATCCATGAATCCGGGGACTTTTACAGTCCTGTATATGCTGATAAGTGGTTAGCGGTTGCCCGTGAGATCCTTAGACGGGGCTATAAAAACGTGGTCTTCCTTGCCTATACAAAGAGCTTGCCTTACTTCCAGGGGAAAGACATTCCCGAAAATTTCAAGATTCGGGCGTCCGTGTGGGCGGACACTAAGCCGGAATTGCTGGAAATGGCAAAACAGTATCCCATCTATACAGCTTTTGCCGGGCCGGTGGTTGATGAGATGGAAAAGGCCGGCGCTGATTTCTTCCGGTGCACTTGCGAAAACTGCAGCACTTGCGGGGCCTGTTGGGATGATAGCAAGCGTTTAATCATTGTCCCGATTCACTGACATAGACATTTCTTCCCGGGTCCGTAAAAGCGGCCGTTAAAGGTGCAATGCCTTTATCCGGGGATCCTGGAACAAGTAAACAGGTTCTCACAGAAAAGGGGTGCAATCATGATGTTAGATTTTAAAAGGCCGGATGTACTGTAAAGCGGCCGGGGCTCTGATAGAGCTTTTCGATTCTGTCGGCGTCGGTGATTTCTATATGCTAGGGCTTTTCGATGTTCTAGCAGATTACAGCAATTAACAGGGGGTGACGGTGTGAGATTTTACAGGAATGCGGCCGGACATACGGCAAAATTAATGCGGACGGCGTCGGCCGTGGTGGTAATGTTCGCATGGTGCACGAAATTTTTCAGCACTGAAAAACAGGCTGTTTCGTTTCTGCTTTCAAACGGGTTTTACAATTAAATGGGGTAAGCAATGAATTACAGGGAAGAAATTTACAAGGGATTTGCAATCTGCTTTAACTTCTACGGGCATAACGATATCTCTGTACAGTATTGCGGTGATGATGTCATGTTTAACAGTGTTGACGACGCAAAAAGGTTTATAGATGAGATCACTCAAAATGATATTTGGTGATGTTTCCGGGGTCCGGGCTTTGGTCCGGGCCTTTTTCGGCGTTCCTGGGGGCTTGCGGCCTGTTCAATTCGGGCCGGGCGTCTTCTTCCTTTAAGGCCTTGCCTTACGGATGATAGCAGATTGACAGAAGTAAATAACAGCGATCCTTAACAGGTCCTATGTATTACAGGGGCCTTGTTCGGCTTGCCGTGTGTCGTGCTGCAGATACAGCGTTTACAGGGCTTTACATGGCGTTCTATGCCTTTGTGCGGTCTTCCTATGCTGTCATGGCTTGCCGTGCTCTAAACAGCTTGTAAGAGCTCATACGGGGCTTGTAAGCGGTCTTTCGGGCTGTCTGAATGTATCCGGGGTTAGTCACGTTTAAATGAAACGTGCGGTTTTTGCCCTGTACGGTGTTTTTGCTGTTAGCGGTATATCCCATACCATAACAGGCCGGGCGGTCCTTGTAGGGCCTTGTAGGGGCTTGTATGAGCGTGTACAGCTTGCCGGGGCTGTCTGCATAGCAGATTAGGCTTGTGCGGCGTTCCGGGCCGGTCTTGCCTTTATAGCAGCGGACCGGGGCTTGCCTTGTCTGCTTTCGGGGCTTGCCTTGTCTGCTGACAGGGTCACGGCGTCGGGGTCTGTCTTCCATGCCGGGCGGCGTCTTCTTTCGTGGACCAAGGACCAGGATCCGGGACCGGTGGCCGCAACAGGTGAAAGCAGATTTTCGGAGCCCTACCCCGTCAAAAAGTCAAACTGATTTTCAGGATGACCAGGGAAATTTTTGAGTTTTCGATCCGGGTCAAAAAGGCCGCAACACTTTCGTGCGTGTGCGTGTCATGGCTCCAGCTTGCCGGGGTTGACCGCTCTCCTGTCTCCAGTAAGGGCGGCAGAGATCCGGGACTTGACCGGGGTCAAAAGCTGTACAGGGTTTAGATCCGGGCGGCAGATTTTGGCAAGGCATGGCTCTGACGGGGATGTTCGAAACTCTCCTACGTGCGGCGTGATGGTCTTCAGGCTGACCGGGTCGGCGAAAACTCTTCAGGGTCGGCGGAGCTCTCCACAGGTCCTTATATAGGGCCGGGTTCCTTGGGTTGACTTGGGGCGGCGAAATTTGTGTTTGAGGATTTTGTGGCATCGGTGCTATGCTTAGATTGACCGGGGTCCACTTGTCCTTCCTCGGTCATGAGTGCCTCCTTCATATTTGCAGTACCCTTTTAACAGTTTCATTTTTTACTCCTTTCGGCGAGCCCTCGGTGTTTCACTGCCACCGGGGGCTTTACTTTTGCCTTCAGGATGTCAAGCTGACGTAGGATGCCGTTTTTGGCTCTTTTCTCTGATTGCTGTGTTTAAAATGACTTCTCGCAGGGTCTTTGTGGTATAAATACCCATCTTGACCACGGTTCGGAGAAATTACTGTCCTGTGTGGGAGAATTCGGCAAATTTCGCAAATCTTCATTCTGACCACGGTGTGCAGCTTCTCCGGGATCTTCGGACTGACCGGGATTACATGATGCCGCAAAAAGTGAAGTTGACCACCCCTCAAATTTTTAAAATGCAAAGTTGACCACCTTTACAAAAATGCCAAGCTGACCACGGTTTAAAAACTGACTCTGACCACCTCTGAAAAAAATCAGGATCTGACCGGGGCTTAAAAAAATCCAGGCTGACCAGGACTCAAAAAAACTTAAAAAACTTTCCATTACCCTATTGCAATTTACGCAGATATGCGTATAATAATAAGTGTAAGGGATAGTAAATCAAATCGGGGTTGACCACCCCTCAAAAATTTAAAGGAGGACATCATGTACAGAACTTTTTTGGAGCTTCAGGGAACCATCGAGGACGTTGCCACCATCAACAAGGCCATCGAGCAGGAAACGGACATTCCGGATTTCTTCGATCCGGACAGCAACGAGTGGAAGGCGTGGGTTGAATACAAGGACGGCAAGACCATCATCCTGGAAGAGTCCGCAGACTGAAACACAAACCAGCCACCGCAGCCGGTGCTAAATCAGGGTTCGACTCCCTGATGCGGTTTTAAGAAATTGAAACTGACCACGGGATCTAAAAGAACAGGAGGATGACATGAGGGACCAGATGATTAACACCATCAACGAACAGCTCACAGAGGCTGTCAACAGCATATTTCTGAAGCTCCAGGAAGAGCACGGCATCCCTTCCGGGGACATCGGTTTCGACCGGGAGTACGACCTGAACGAACTGACGGAGCAGCTCGCAGAGCTGATCGCAGACACCATCGAGGAGCAGAAGGAAATCGCATGAGGCGGTCAGCCTCAGGAAGGAAAGGAGATACAAGATGAATAAGGACAGAGCACTGGAACTCCTTGCAGGAGAGATGTTCGAAATGGTTTCCCTCGGATGGACCGATGAGGAAGCCAAAGCTGACAAGGAAGCCTTCTTCGACAGGCTCGGTGATTACACCAACGGCCTGACTGACGAGGAAGTGTGGCAGACATGGGAAAACGTTGTTGGCGAGGATTTGATCCGGGTCCGCACCGAGGAGCTGTACGATTGGATCGGCCACGATCACGACAGCATTGAGAACGACAGGAAGCACGACTACCTGACGGAGAACCAGGGCCGGGACGGCGAGTGGTATCTGTGGTACATGGACGAAGTCGACAATGCAGCCATCCGCATCAGCGATGGCGAAATCATCAGCTTGGAAGAGATCGATGCTCTCTTCTGCTGAAAAACCAAGTTGACCAGGGCTTACACAGAAGGGAGAAGGACATGAAACTGCACAGACAGAAGTCAGGGAGCTACAAGGCAGACAACGGTCTGCTGATCAGGCGTCAGGATGGCGCATGGTTCGTCCTGACAGAGGGATATGAGATCCTGCACAAGTGTCCCTCTCTCGCTGATGCAAGACACATTGTAGGGTTCTATAACACACAGAGGGACATCACAGATGCTCTGATGTTGCGGAGCATGGGAAGGGGGATGGCGTGAAGGTTCAGATGCTCAAGATGAATGGCCGGACGCAGTTCACGGTCATCAACGATACAGACAACGACTGTTCAACGCAGTACCTGCTCTATGTCCACCTGTGGAGACAGGGGCGGAATGGATACCGCACAAGACGCAAGTATCTTGTGGCCAAGTGTCCTGACATGAAGCAGTGCCTTGCATGGATCATGGACATCCTGCGTGACGAGAGCGTCCTGCGGAACGCAATCAGCGCAAAAAAGATATATGCCAGCTAAAGGCATTAGGGGCAGGAATTTTAGAGGTTCCTGCCTCAAAAAATGAAACTCATTCTGACCGGGGTTTAAGATTTTTTCAGGAAGGAGGACATGGACGGTGAGTCGAAAAAACTTCCTCGTGCGTGACGGATACACAGTCACGATAGATGACGGGGACGAGGAGATGTACTACGCATATCTCAGCAAGCCAGGTTGGGGCGAGGAGGAGCTGTATGAGTTTCCCAAGTTCGCCACGACATATGAGCAGTTTCTGGAGGACGCAAAGACATTCATTCCTTCCTGCATCGATGTGGTCGAGAAGGATCGTGAATGGGAACAGATTGTAGAGGAGGCTAAGAAGAATGGGATTACGGAGATACTTCAAGTATGGGATGCGGCTGAGGGGCTTCGCTCCGATGTGTCAACCAATGATGGGATTATTGACACATGAGGATGATGTCAGCGGTCGATATCACTGCATCCTGACCTACAGCAGGGCTCTGACACCTAAGGAGATCGCTGACTATGAGCTGGACGACCTCACGGCGTATAAACCGCCAAGCTGTAAATTTCAGGAGATGCGGCAGCGTTTAGGCTTGTCCCTCAATGACATCAGTGACATGACAGGGATATCTCCCAGAACCATGGAAAGATATGAGAGAAATGACGGTTTCCTGAAGTGTACCGTGGAGAATGCGGTCAAGATCGCCAAGGCGATGAACACCACGGTCGAGGACCTGATCTAAAAACTCATGTTGACCGGGACTTGAAAATTTCATATACTGACAACAGATTTGTCTGTCGGGGGCTTGGCTAAGTGGGAAGTCAGGCTCCCATTCTTTTTGCCAACAAAAAAGGCACCCTGATGAGGATGCCTAATCTGCTCCCTGTTTCATCTCTACTCCCCTCAAAAATAAAAAAGTCATGTTGACCAAGGGTTAAAAAAATAATCAAATGGGAAATGGTACTTCATCAGGATCATAATCATCGTAGGAAGAATAAATTTCTTCTTTTTCCACTTGGGATTGATACTCTCTTGTCTTCTCTTCTCTTGTCTTCTCTTCTCTTTCACGTGGGTCGCCCACGGGGAAATGGCTGTCAAATGCCTTTAAATCAAGCAATTTGATGTCAGGGAAATTCAATTGGAGCGTACGCCGATAGTAAGAAGCAGTGCCGTAACGTACATCAATAGTGTTAAAACTCTGCCATCCAACGATCCAAACAATCAAATCTTTTCGCTCTAACAACGCCACATATCCGTAGTCAATCAGTTCTGTGAGGGCTGTCTTTCTTGTTCCTGTCATCATCAAGACTCCCTTTGCCTCTACCACTCCATCGTCATCTGCACAGGCAATCAGTGCCATGTACAGAGATTTGGCTGTCGGCTTCATCCTCTGAAATCTTGGTGACAAAACCATCTTACAGTTGATACATCGTCTGTTAGCCATTAAAAAAAGCACCTATTCCTTCTCTGCAATAATCTTGCCAACGCAAAGAAAGAATGGTACACTAATCCTACGGGAAGTGCGTAAAGAAACCTATTCTTTCTCTACGTCAGGAGTTCACCTATTGCAGTAGGTGGACTCTTTTTCTGTATGTCTACAAGTCCATTATACCGTATGGTTATAGGCGACTACAAACAAAAAAAGGCACCGCCTAAGCAGTGCCATGTCAATCAATAATGCGTCCCGAATATCATCAGCCCTATCCCGGCTAAGACAAGTCCTGAGCCTGAGCAGAACAGCAGGACTCCAAGCTCAACTAAAAAATCCATGTTGACCACCTCTTCAATACGGCAAGTCGTCTTCCACTCCATCGTCTTCGGGTTCTGCGCCTTCGATGCCGCTGATCTTCCTGAGGCTGAATGCGATAACTGACAGGCTCATGCGGATAAGCCTAAGTTCCCTGAGCATCTGTTTCTCCAAATTCATGTTGACCACCTCTCACAAAATCCTGTCCCAAGACTCACTTGCCCATTTCACCACTTCAGATGCGGCGTTCCAACAGGATATCCCTGCATAATGCCTGATGACCGTCTTATTGTTTGCAATCGTCCAATCATTCCGATTGTACTCGCTCGGCATCGGGAGAATGTGCCCCTGGCAGAGATAATTGAACACATCCTGTTCCACATTGTGGTATTGGTTCGTGTTCAGTTCCTGAATGACATCATCGACCATTCCAGTCTCACGAAGCATCTTCAGGTTGAACAGGCACACGCCAATGTTTGTGTAGATGGTTTCCCACCGTGTCCTGTGCGGCTCGATGGATGCGGAGAAGTAATACCCCGTCATGTCCCGTTCCCACAGCTCTGAGATGTCTTCCTCGACCAACGTGTCGCAATCCATTGAAAGCACCACATCGATGTCTTGAGGAAGTATATGGGCGAGCGCAGCCCTCATGAGTGCAAGGTATGTGTATTTCGATTTCATGTTTGGTCCGTCTGCCCTGAAAAATTTCTGGCCTCTCACGTTGATGCATTTGACCATGTCAGGGAGCCAGTACGGCATTTTGTCATCTTCTATCAACAGATAGATGACATCGGGCTTGCCGTTCTTCAGCATTGACTTGATCGGCCCAAGCATATCACGATACAGGTTCCTCGATCCTGCATATACAGCAACTTTTTTCATGTTGACCTCCTCTTATCTTTTGTCCAAAAGTGTTACAGCCTTATTCAGATACCAGTTTGCCTTCCTGATGTCCTCTTCGCCGTTCTTCTCGTTATGCCGCCACAGGTACTTGAATGCGTTGCACACACAGAACGATGTCACAGCCGCAGCTCCCTGCGTCTCAATCATGGCATCGATGCACTCAATGCTTGTGCTTGTGTAGTGCGTAGGATGGTTGACATTGTCATCCTTTGCCTCATCCGCATCCATGAAGGGGATGCCACACTCAGGATCGTCATCTTCATCGGGAGCCTCTTCCCAATCCTCAAACATGATTTTGAGATTATTCTTCTTGGCACAATAGTATTCAGCCAAGGCATCCTCACTGTCTTTCCATCCTTCAAGCACATAGATGGCATCGCAGTGCTTTACAAGTGACAAGACAATGTCTGTGCAACAGACATACGGCGTGTCGGGAGCCAACGCATCAAGCACCCTGTCAGGGTTTACTGGCGTTAAGCCAATCTCGCTCAGGTAGCACTCGGCTTCGCTGAACCGTTTCTTGTGGTCGCCATCCATAGGACCGCAGATAAATGTCTTCATCTCATCTCCTTCTTCGGAATGCCATACACACGCCACACACAATCAGACTTAGCAGTATAGGGGCAACGATCATCGCAGAACTCCGCTTCTTCGCAGTACAGACAACACGGAGCGACTGGCCCCTGGGACTCACAGTCGTTGAATAAACATTTCCTCTTGGCATCCTCATCACTCATACCTTTGTCCCTTCCGTAATGTTGGCTTCTTTGGCTGTCAGCTCAGACATCATGTTGATCCCGGTTCTTTCGTAGCACTGCTGGATGATGTCCACTCCACCGGGCTTGATTGCATCGTAGAAATAATCCTGAGTCTTGGAGAACAACTCGACCAGGGTTTCAAAAGCCTTGTCCTCGTCAGACTCATCAATCAGTCCCATGTCGCATACAGCCAAAGTGAATGCCGCATAGCACCGTGATACGGTTTCTGTTATCCTGCGGCGGTTTCGCTTCTCCTGCTCAATGAAAGCGTCTCGTTGGGTCTTCATCCTCGATCCCATCCATCAGGTCCTCCATTGTGCAGTCGAAAAACTTAGCCATCTGATAAAGCTGATATGCCGTGGGCTGACTCACACCCTGAACGATGTGTATCACCCTTGCGTTTGTCACTCCAAGATGCCTGGATAGCTGCGCCTTGGTCTTGCCTGTCTCGCTCAGGAGCCTCTCGATGTTATCACCTATCGCATCAATGTTCATTGGATAATTCCTCCAGTAGTTTGGTCACAATGTCGAAATGTCGACCTGTCTTCTTCAGATCCATAACATCGCAATAATTCCATCCGTCAAGAGCATTGCAATCATCGTCAAGGCTATAGCCACCTGCATAGAGGCAATCGCCTTCTTTCTCTAACCTGAGTACCACGAACTTCGACTCGACCGGGGCTTCGTAAAAGACTTCATCGCCCACACGGATCTCGTCATCCTGAAGCTCTGACAGCTCTGTCCTCTTCCTTCCTTCGGCAAAGCCCTCTTCATACCCTCGCTGATATTCGGCCCCAGACGCCTGTTTGAGCAGGTTGTCCGTAACGTTCAGCAGCGTGTTCATCCTGCTGACCTCAGTCTTGAGCTCTTTGTTCTTTGCTATCAGGTCACGGATAAGCTCTTCTGTATCGGATAAATTGAATTCGGTCATGTTATTCTCCTTTCATGTATGCTTTGCACCATGGGCAAACGTCCGGCAATGGATCATGGTTGTTCGCCTTGTTGTGGCAGCACGAACATTCGTAAACATCCGCAACGAACATCTCTGATTTAGGATGCGCACGAGTAAGCCGCACATTGCTGTCTACAAGCATCCATTTAGCTGTTTTTCGTCTCATCCGTTGTAGCTCCCACAAATCGGGCAAAAGATGTCCCCGTCCGACTCCACATATTCGCCTTTACAATACGGGCATATAACATACCCACAGTGATATTTATCTGGTGACGGTTTACGTATCCACTTCCCCTTCTTCCGCATCGGCTCGATGGTTGGCATGTGATTGATCGTTGCTCTAACACTCGCAATCAGAACAGGCTTGCTGTTATCACACGCCGGGAACGCTGTTTTTAATTCATCTGCATCAATCAGTCTCATCCGCATCTCCTCTCAATCAAGGCAAGCTCTCGGTCTCGCAAAGTCCCACCCCGGCGTCTGTAACGACAAGATACAATATCCTTCCATCAGCCCATATTCTGG